CTAAGGCGCAGGCGCTATGTCCGCGTAGTCGCCTGAGCCCGTAAAGGCTCCGGCCCAGGACAGATCAGAGAGCCGCGCCGCTGTGCTAGGCACGAAGCTGTCAGACGCCAAGAGGTCTGGAAGCAGCGAGGCGATACTCGCTCCCCCAAGACCACGACTGTCGCCGTCCGTTGCGGGGTCGGCCGTCAACGCATCGACCTGGGTTTGCGTCCGGTTTCGATGCAGGTTGTTGTGCCAGATCACATCATCGTCTCTGGGGACACTCCATCCAAAGCCATCGGTGAGGTTTTGAGAGACGTCGAAGAACCCTCCAGCCGGGACGCTGAAAAGTGACCCAAAGAACCAACCACCGGTCCCATTCGCGGTTGCCGCGCTGACCTGCGTATTGTGCCTGAACACAAGGTGCGGGTGCGGGCCGCCTTGCATGTAGCCTTGCTGGGCCGTCAGGCCGGAAATCGTTGCGGTCGTATCGTACCAACAGTTGTGGGTGACAACCGCGCCATTGACCTTGGACGCCTTCCCGAAAGAAAACGGCGCGCTCTCGATATAGTCGATGAAGGTGTTGAATCGGACCGAGAAGTTCAGCCAGTCGCCTGGATACACAACGACGTCGGAGTGGATGTCCTGACCCAGCGACAGGTCGAACGTAGACCCGCTCCAGGTGCGTTTCACGATGGCCTTTGATAGCTCGTTAGCGACGCTGACCCCCGCCGAAGGCTGCGCGTCGTAGGTCAGGAACGACACGTCCAGGTCGTGGGCCGGGCTGAGACTGGTGGCGGTTACGCCGTCAACGGCGTCCAGCATCGCGACTACATCAAGGTGCGACATACCCGCATAGAGCAGCATCTCACCAATGATTGTCGCGGCAGCCTCAGAAGCGCCGCCATACAGCCGGAACGTACTGCCAAGCGTAACCGTCGCCGGTGTGGTTGGCGTCACACCAGACTGAACTAGGGTTACAACATCGCCGGGTTGGTAGCCCGAGCCCATCAGAGTGCTCTTTACACACTTGGCCGATGTCACGACGCCGCCGGAAACCACGACGTCAAACAGCATTCCCGTCCCACTACCGCCAGTACATGCCCAGCGCGGCCCTTTGTCGGCATCAAAAACGCCGTCCGTGTATCCCGAGCCTGCCGTGGTCAGGGATGAGGGCACCTGACCCGACGCAATGACGTTGCCGTTGGTAGGTGTCTTCTCGATGGCGACATAGGGGTACATCGTGCGGTCGGCGACGATGCGGACGGCGGGATTGTAGCCCCGCAGGCCAGCCTGCCGTCCGCCAACAGCCCGTGCGGTGTTGAACAGGACAGGACCACGCGGCCCCTCAAAACATGAACCCGACACGCCATCAACCGTGTTGTATATCGCGAGCTTTGCGTAGCCGGGACCAAACGCCGGCATTTCCGAATAGTCGCAAAAGCCCGCAATTATTGTACAATCCCTCGCTAGGTTAGTGGCGGGATAGACAAAGAAGCCGCTCGGCTGGCGGCGCTTGTAGAGTGCCGACGCCCCGTTGCCGCTCCACGCGGAACCCCCTTCGGACCCAGGATTTCCGCCCGTGATGGACGTCCCCCAAAATTTGACGCGTCGAGTCCCCACCATGTTGAATGCAGCAGAGCCGTTACCTATCGCGCTTATGTCAAGTTGAAGGTTCTCACCCCACCAGATGCCGTCGATATCGCATTGCGTGCCAGCATCGGTATAGTCGCCGATGCGGATGGTTTGACCGGCCGCGCCGTAAATCTTGGTCCAGGCCGTTGGCGCAAGGTGCGTGTTCGCGGGCTCGCCGACGTTCCACCCCAGGGTCGGTGGATTGTCGAGGATTTCGATCCAGACGGTCTCGTTGTCGTTCGCACCCTTATAGTTGAGCGCCTGCGTAAGTGCGGTGGAGCCTGTGTAATCCGCGGTGGGATGCACGACGGCGCTGTAGGCGACAGTCTTCTTGACGTCATAAGCGGCGGCGCGCGGATAGAAGTCGTAGGCCGCCGAGATCGTAGCGGCAATGCCGGGGTTGCTTGTATTCGCCCGACCGCGCACGCGGATGGTTCCGCTGTCGGCCGTCGGTTTAATCAGCTTGAACCAATAGCCATGTAACGGAACGGACGAGCCGTCGCGCGGGTCCGTGATCATCTGCCAGCTTGGTTCGGGGATGTTGACGCTGTTGCCCTCAACCAACGCGTCAACTGACGAGATGCCGTCGAAGGCCGCGCCCGCGTCGAAGCACAGGAGGGTGTCACCCGTGATCGTCTCGTGCCAGGAGACGGCAAGATTGATGACGGCGCGAACTGTCGTGGTGTCCAACACGCTGGACGTCGGCGGCGAACCGCCCCATCCACTGTCGGCCGTACCGTTCCACGCTGCTCCTACCTCCACGACAGGAATATCCCCCGGCGTGTAGAGGGTGACATTCCAGGTCGTGTCGAGCGGGCTGTTGATGGCCGCGGCCAAGGTGCGGCGCACGTCGTAGGAGATGCCCCCCGCAGACGTCCACCCACCTCCGGAGCCGCGGAGAATCTGCGTGCCGTCTCCACTCAGATAGACGTCGTCGCTCGATGTGGTCGGCGGCACAAAGGAGCGCGTCTCCCCAACCTCGGGGAGCGGCGTCAGGTCGGCGAGCACAGTCCCCGGCGCCGTGTCCTTGTCGAAGAAATTGGCCGAGAACAGGAGTGGAGTCAGTTTGATCGGCGGCATAACCGCCGGCGGACGCCATCGCGGCGCCCCGAGAAGGCGAAGTTTGCGTGGCATCTAGCTGTACCCGACCGCCAGGGACCGCCAAAGCGCCGCCGCTCCCCCCCAAAATGGGGTGAGTGCAACGCCGCCAGGTGATGTTGAGAAGGTCGAAAACTGCGGGCCGCCGCCGACCTGGTCATTGGCGTGGGTAGCACCAGGCGCGCCAGACCAAGAGATGGCGCCCACCCCGTTTACGAAGGCCCCTGCGACCAACACGCTCCCGGCGACTGACGGAAGCGTGCAAGACGTGTTGCTGGCTTCAGCTTGCGGCGTTGAATTATTGCGCGCGGTGTAGCCCGGCGTCGATTGGCCGGTCACGGTGAAGATCGAGCGCGCTGCCCGAGTCCCGCCGCTCGCGGAGGTGATGACGATGTCGGCCGTGGTGCCGGTGGGAACCGCCAACTCCCAATAGTCGATGATGCGCGTGCCGGCCGCAGACCTGACGACTGGCGTCGCCGCGGTTCCGTTGATTGTAACAGTCGCCTGGCCCGACGCATGGCCGACGTAGATTAGGACGCCGACAACACGGCTGGCGTCCGCCGCCCCAATGTCAACGGCGGTGCTAGTCCACGGCCCTGCCGTGTCGCCGTGGTCGACATACGACCGATGCGTGATCGTGACGCCGGCTGCGGCCGGCGGCGCGGCCAGCGCCGCGATAGCTGTGGCCGCAACAGCCCCTCTGCGAAGGCGCAGCCCCATTAGCTGAAAGTCCCGAAAACGATGCAGGAGACGTTAGCTCCCGTCGTGATCTCCCAGCCCCCGCTCACGGTCGCGATGTTGTTGAGGGGGATGTAGAACGGGATCAGGCTCGTGACGCTCGACGCGCCACCCGCGAAAACAGTCGTGTTGGTCGAGCCATCCTCAATCGAGATCGCTCCAGGCGATGTCGACGCCGGGATGACCAAGATCCCCTCGATGGTATCACCGATGGCGCCGGTCACCCCCATCATTTGGTCGGTCTGCGAGGCCGCGACGGTCTCGTATTCCGCCGACGACGGAGTGACGATTACAGGGTCATTGTTCGCGAGACGCTTCCACAGCGCGATCAAGCTGGCCGGGTTTCCAGTCCCGTCCCATTGGGCGTCATCCAACTCACCGAGCTTGAGCCCTTGGGCCACGAGCTCATTCGCCTGCGCCTTGCCGATCGCGTTGAGTGTGCCAGTGGCCCCGTAGTCCCACGCCGCATCAGAGGCCGCCCCCACAGTGCTGATCAAACTCGCCAAGGCGACGACCGCCGCATCATCGCTTGCCAGGGTCGTTCGCAGCGTCCCTGCGTCGACAGCGCCAGCGCCGGCTGCGGCGAGCGCAAGCACGCCCTCTGCACCGACGGCGATCTTGAGGATTTGGACGAGCCGGTCGGCGCCGATCTTGTCGGTAGCGACCTTCGACCCAGCACCTGGGAGTACGACGTCTTGAATTGCCATAGGGGTTCATCTCCCGTGGATGGGGTGGCGCAGGCCGTTGGCCTGGCAGGTGGCGAGTTGTTGGGTCGGGGTTGGAGGGCCGGCTAAACCGGCTTGCCCTCGTCGAGTTCGATCACGCGCTCGCAATGGTCGCGGTCGATCCAGTGGAGGATGCGGCAGAGGACGCAGCCCCAGCGCTCACCACGCCGGGCGGCCTTGGCAGCACGCGATGAGATCGTCTCATCTGGATAGCCATTGAGGATCGCGTTCAGGAGTTGGTCGAGCGCGACCAGGATCCGAAAGGCTTTGCGGCTCACGGCCAGCCCACGGTGATGCTGATCGCGTCCAGCGCTTCGTGAGTGGTCGCGGACCGGACCTGTGACTTCAGGGCCCCGCCGTAGAACAGGATCGCCGCATTGCGCTCCACCATCGCCCGGGTCACCTCGATGACCTGGGCCGCCGTCGTGGCGATGTTGTAGTTGTCCTCGGCCCGCATCGGCATGTCGGCGCCGCCCTGCCCGGCCATAACCGCCACAACAGCTTGGGACTGCAGCGCTTGCCAGTTGCGCTGGTCGGGGTCGAACCGCATCTGGAGCGACTTCACGCCGGCCGGCTGGACGTTGCCTGCGTCGTCCTGTGCCAGGGTCTCACCGAAGTCGTAGCTGAAGTCGAGCTGCTGCCGGCGGTCGCGTTCGGCGTCGATATCGCGGATGAGGGCCGCCTGACGTTCAGAGACCGGGATATCCTCAAGGTCATGGACCTCGACCGGCAAGCCGTTGATGGCTCGAAGCGCCGTGGAGACGATCCGCTGACGAGGCCCCGGGGGGTTCGCCTCCACAACATCGAGGAGCCCGATCCCCGCTTGAGCCTCCTCATCTGCATTGAGCAGCCAGCGGGCGCCGTAGCTCTGCCGGGTGATCGGAGACATGAAAGGCCGGCCTGCGAACACCTCGAGGGCGACGCCGTCATGAACGAAGGCTTTGCGCATCTCAGGCTCCGACGGCTGCGAAGTAGGTCTGGAGCGCCCCGTCCAGGGCGACTGCCTGGGCCGCGCTCAGCGACAGTCCGAAATAGGCGGCCGCGATCCGACCATCGAAGAAGCCGCTAGGGGTTCCGTTGCCGTTGGCCGCGGAGATGAAGAAGGGCTTGTCGATGCCCGCGGTCAGCGTCGAGGTTCGCGTCCCGATCAATAGCCCATTGCGGTAACCGGTCAGCGTGCCCCCGGCCTTCTGGACCTGGATATTGCCGACCCCAGATAGACCTACACCTAGATTGGTATCTACGCCCCGGCTGATGACCGCGGAGATTGCATAGGGAAGGACCTGGAGCGTGGCATAGTTGGAAGTCACCATCGTCCCGACGGCGAACTTCCAGCTACTCGTCGGCACGGTCCGGATGGAGACGCCGAACATCAGGTCGGCAAAACTCGTCTGGCCGGACCCGATGTAGAAGCCGGTTGAGATGTAGTCGTCGACACCATCACCGGTGAACCCGCGGTCCGCGGTGAAGGCGGCGCCGTGGTTCGTCGCGTCGAACGTCGCCCCCTTCCAGTTCAGCAGCGCGGCCTGGCTGTCGGCCGCGGCGTAGACATAGAGGACGTCGAGCTTCGTCCAGATGCCGGCCTGCTTGAGGGTTCGGATCAGCCTGGTGATCTGGGCCTTGCGGGCATTCGAGGGCGGCGTCGTCATCCGGGCGAACAACGCCTTGGCCTCCAGCGGCGCGCTCGACCCCATCATCATTTGAGCGTCCACTACCGGGCGCTCCTCACGAACATTCGCAGCGTCGGCGAGGTGGCGAGGCACTCCATGTAGAGCCGCAGGACCGCGTTCGGCGCCGAGGGCATGTCCGGCGTCTCCCCGTCCTCGAACTCGAAACAACTGGCGAAGGAGGCGAGCCAGCCGCCTGTGGCGTCCTGGGCAAGCTCCAATGAGTAGAACGCGCCCTCGACGGCCCCGGTCGGTTCCTGGACGGCGCCATTGCCGGTCAGCACCACCCTCGCCTTCCGGCGCTGGATCGGCCAGGCGATGTTCGCGGCATAGGTCAGCGTTTGCGCCTTGCCGGCGTCGGCGAAGTTCTTGGCGGTCATCACCGCGTCGTCCTTCGTCCCGGCCGCCACTTCGGTCGCGGTCAGCTTGGGAAGGCCGATGCTGAAGTCAGCGGCAAGCGTGCCGCCGCCCGTCAATAGGCCACCGGTGACGCTGACGGCGCGGGTGGCGGGGATGCCGCCGGTCGCAGTGCGAAAAATCGTCCAATCCGAGAAGGGGCCGGCGGCTTCGGACTTCGACTGCATCGCCACCGTCATGACGCCGGTGTTGGAGTTGAAGGCGGTGATCACCCCGATCATCTGCTTCAGCGGATCGGACGTCCGCGCAACGCCGATCGTCATCCCGACGGTGAAGGCCTTACCGACCTCGGCCAAGGTGAGGCTGATAGAGCCGCTGTCGGTTAGGGACAATGGCGTGGGTGAAGTCGCATTGGTGGCCGGTGCATTCATCGCCGAGACCGCTGAGGCCGCCGCCTCTTGCGCCTTCACCACCCCGACTTGAGCGATGGCCACCATCTGCACCAGCGCTGCGACGAAGCGGGTCGTGTATCCGCCCTTACGAAGCCCGGTGTTCGGGTTCTCGTCGTCCGAGACGGTGGAGCCGTCGCCGCCGACTTCCGGGGGAAAGGTGACCGAGGTCATCGCTGGTTCTCCTTGAACTCGAAGGCGGCGCTATCGATCAGCGGATAAGGATGCTCGATCGGCGAAAGCTGGCGGAGCCTGCCGACGAACTGGCGGCGGATCGCGTGCTTGGTGTCGCTGGGGTTCCACATGATCAGCACCTCGCGCGTGCGGCCGGCCTGGCGGATCAGTTCGAACGCCTTGCCGTAGGCCTCATCGTTTCCGAGGTTGTTGATGGTGAAGCGGGCCACCCGATAGCGGGGCAGTTCATTGAAATACTCAGCGCCGCCAACGGCCTGCAGGATTTCGCTATCGTCCTCCCAGCCCAGGCTCCCGCCGGTGGCGATATTGCTGCTGGGCACCCAACTGGAGCCGCCGATGAAGATGCGCCCAAGCTGTACGAAGCTGGCCGGATTGAGCGGGTCGTAGAGCTCAAGGCGGATGTAACGGGCGTCGGTTGCCTGCGGCAGCCGGTCTATCAGGTGCCAGATATAGCCGCGGCGCTCGTCCTCAGAGTAGGTGCGCTCCCAGAAGTTGACGTCACCCCACTCCAACTCGCCTTCGTCGTAAACCGGCGGCCAGACGTCTCGCCAGCCGCTGTCGTAGTCGGTCGAAGTGTGGGCTGGGTCGTAGGAGGCGCGCAGCCGATAGAGGGCCGCCAAGGTGAGGTTGTGATCCTGGACCGCGAAGCCGCGCCACCGCTTGAAGGTTCCGACGTCGATATCGAGCCAGGTCGAGGCCGGCGAGGCGTCGAGCGATCGCGCCACCCGCACCAGGGTCCTATTCTTGAGGTTCGCCAGCGGCAGCGTCGGCCGCCAGTTTCCCCCGCCGATCACGGCGCCGTCGATCAGGTTGTTCCAGGCGACGAAGACGTGATCTGCAGGCTCCGGCGCGACGGGGATCACGGGCCCTGGCGCAGCACCAGAACCCAGGAGCAGCAGCAAGGTCATCGACTACCCCCAGAGGCTCAGGACCGCCTTCTGGCGGGATAGGTCATATCCAAGGACGACAAGGTCGCGCCCGGCGGCCAGCCCGTAGCGCGAGTGATAGAGCGCCACCTGTCCCCCAAGCCTCGCCTGGGATGCGGCGAAAACGTCCTGCGTGACCGGAACGTCGTAGCAGCGCCGGGGCGTGCGATAGAGCGCTAGCAACCGATCGGCCTCGGCCTGAGCGTCGGCCTCCTCGATCAGGAGGGTGTCGACGGTCAGTTCGCGCGCCAGCAGGTTTTTGACCTTGACGCTCGCGTCTTCGGCCGTCACCGAGCGGTATTCGAGGGCCAGAGCGGCGCGGCGCGGCGGGTCCACGTCGCCCGCAAGGCCGGTCGTCTGTGTCGTCCAGAACTTGCGATAGCGCACCGTCACGCGCCAGACCGGCGCGGCCGAACCGTCCGCCAACTGCCGCTCGAACCCCTGCAAGATTTCGGACTCGATGATGTCGCCCGCGCTCATGCCCTGGGCCGGAGCCTGCAACTGCCCCATCCGCAGGACGCTGGACGTATCGAAGGCCCACCACACCCCCAGCGAGGCCGCAAGGGCGTCCATGGCGTCGCGATAGCTGGTCTCGTCCGAGAGATAGATCCCGACCGGCTGCGGGCTCTCGTCCGGCCTCAAGGTTACGAAGTCGAGCCGAGAGACATCATCGTCCGCGACGATGCTTCCCGCTCGGGTGGCGAGCGCTCGGAGAAGCTGCGCCACCGTGCGTTCCGTATCGTCCGGGCCCGAAGCCGCGTTTGCCGTCACTTCGCCGACCGGCGATGATCCCAGGCGGAAGAGGCCCTCGGCCAGACAGGTGTCATAGTGGCCGCTGGCGATGGTCGCCGCGATCAGCGCTGACGAACTGCCATGGTCGACGCCGAAGGTGAGCGGTACGCCCTGGTCATAGACCTCGGTGATCTCTCCGAGGGGGCTGTTGCTGACCAAGTAGACCAGTTCCGAGGTGTTCACACATCGCGGCAGGATGTTGAAGACCTTGCCGAAAACCTCGGGCTTCACGCTTCCCTTCAGGTCGTCAGCCGTGCCTTCCAGCCCAACCGGCCCAATGTTCGTCCCCGCGAAGCGCACGGTCAGCACAGGGTCTGAGAGGACGCGAGCGGTGTCCCGCAGCTTGATCACGATGGAATCGATACCCGCTTCGACGCCATCCACCGTCCCAGCGAACAGGGTCGTGAACGCCGCCGGATAGGCGCCGCCGGTCCCGATGCGGATCACGACCGGCCGACCGTCGAACGAATAGTCGTCCCAGGCATCGAGCGCGCGGTCGTTGTTGATCACCTTGAGCGCCCCGACCTGCAGGTCAGAACTGCCCCGGGTCCGTCGGGCGCCGAACAGGCTGACGCCAATCGAGCCGGCGTCCCTCAGCCGAGGCTCGAACACCGTATCGGCGGGCGTATCGGCCGGACCGGTCACGAACCCCTCGGTCGAGAGGTAGAAGGTCCGGCCAACGCCGCCATCGTCAACGGCGGCCGTCAACTCTACGAGGATCAAGCCGCCGCCCTGCCCTGCTCGCGGGTCGCGCGGTTGCCATCGTCAGCAGCGTCAAGCAGTTGGTCGAGTTTCTTGATCGTCTGCGTCGCCGCCTCGCCGCGCTGGTTGTTCGCAGCCTGCAATTCGCCCCTCACGGCCCGCAGTTCTGCACGGACCCCATCGAGGCCCTCACGCAGCGCTGCATTGTCGGCGGCTACGTCGCCCGGCCGGCGGACGTTGACGATCTCGCCTGGGGTCAGCGCCATTGGCCCGAACGCCTGGCTGTCGGTTCCACCACTGCCGCCGACCGTGAAGGAGCCGCCCATGGCGAACGGCGTGCGGCCCTCGCCCTTGCCAAAGACCTCATAGTGCCACTTGGCGAAGGCCTCGGGGTTGTAGTCGATCTTGAGGTTGTTGCGGATGTTGTTCGGCGAGAGCCGATTGAACTCGGCCAAGACGTCCGGGTAATGGCGGAGATAGGATGACCAGTCGGGCGCCTGTGGCAGCGACGGGGTGTTGTCGTTGGCCGTCGGCGTCGTCAGGGCGTTGTCGTTCGCCACGGCCTTCTGAGCCAGGATCGCAGCCTGATAGGCGGCCAGGGCGTCCTTCACCGACAGCACCGCGTTCTGGACGCCGAGAATGCCAGCCACAGAGGCGTTGAGCGCCGAGAGCTGGGCCTCGGCCGTGTTCACCTGGGAAGCCGCGTAGCCCTGCGTCGCCGTGACCGCGGCGCGCACTCGCTCCAGGTCGGCGAAGTAGGCCTCCGACGAGGCGTAATAGGCCTTGGAGGCGTCCAGATATGCTTGGCTGACGCTCTCCAGGTCGCGGATCGCGTCTTCGTCGCCACCGGCCGCCAGGGAGGACGTCGTGTCGAACGCCGAGCGGGCGGCTTTGTACTGCTCCACCGGCGAGAGCATCGCCGCCGGGCCGCTGTAGAGGCTGTCGCGGAACCGCTTCAGGCCCTCCGAGAACGCCCTAAACTTGTCGATCGTGGCTTGGAGGGCGGAGCTCTCGCGCTCATAGGCGGCTGAAAGCGCATCGCGGGCGCTCGCCACGTCCTCGGCGGCGAATATCTCCCTCAGAACGCCACGCTCGTTGTCGTTGGCCGCGGCGATCTCCCTCGCCCGCTTGAGCGCCAGGGACTCCGAGGCCCTGCCCTGCGCATCCATGAGACGGATATCCAGGGCGGCACGGGCCTCTGCCGCGGCCTGCTCGTCCTGCAGCGCCCAGATCTTCAACTGCGTCGCCTGCAAGGTCGCGTCCATCGCGGCCAACTCGGCTTCCCGGCGCAGCTTCAGCGCCTCCGACGCCTTGCCCGTCAGTTCAAGTAGGGTGATTTCCTGCTCGCGCTTGGCGTTGGTCAGGTCGATGGCGCGCTGATGTTCAGCCTGCTGCCGCGCGAGCTCTTCGGCCTGGCGGCGCTGCTTCTCTTCGGACTTGCCACCGAGGAAGCCGCCGAGCCCGCCCAGCGCGGCGCCGATCGCTGCGACGATGGGATTGCCGCCGCTAAGGGTGAGGCCCGCCATCGCCCCTGAGGAGGCCCCGCTGATCGTTGATCCAGCCGTTCCACCGATAGCGCCACCGATGATCTGGCCAAGTCCAGCCACGGCTCCGATCTTGCCGGCAGCTGAGCCGCCCTTCTTGAAGGCCTCCTTCAACGTCCCGATGGCCTCGACAATCGATGTCACAAGTGCGTTCCAGTCCCGAGCCTCGAACGCACGCGCCACGTCCTCCATGGCGCGTGTGACACGGTCGAACGCATCCTGGGGCGTGCCCTTCGCCGCGTCGGTTTGTGCGCCGTGAATGGCGTCCAGCACCTTCAGCCGGGCCTCGGCGATCTTGTACTCAGCGCTGGTAGACGCCGTCGTCGCGACGATCTCTTGGAGCTTCAGGCGCTCGATGGTCTGCTGCGCTTCCAGGATCTGGAGATCGATTTCCCTGCGCTCGAAGCCGAAGCGCGCGCTATCGCGCTGCGCGTCGAGAAGGTCGATCTGATCGCGGATGCCGGCGGCGCGGATTGCGTTCTCATCCCTGATCGCCTGGCGCGCGGCATTGCGCTCGATCAGCTGGGCCTTCAGCGCGGCCACCGTCGCCTGTGTGATCCGCACGCTCTCCAATTGGAGCAGGAGCTCGGCTCCCTCGGACTCCGAAATCCGCTTCCGGGTCACATCCTCCTTGATCGTCGCCGCCTGCTTATCGAGTTGAGCGAGTTGAACCGCCAACTGCATATCGACCAGCCGTTGCTCAAGCTCGGCGCGGGCTCGCACATCCTCGGTCAGCGCCAACTGCGCCTGGAGTTCGTCGGCCTTGGACTGAGCGACCAGCTGCGCGATCTGCGCAGCGCGCTCGTCCGACATATCCCTCGGCGCCGCGGGCCCCTTCGGGGTCTTTGCAGCATCGCCAGCTTCCTTCCGAATGCGCTTCTCAGTGATATCGCGCAGGTTCTTGAGGAAGAGGTCGCTCGCCTTGTCGATGATCTTGCCGGCATTCTGCGCGTCCTTGGCATAGGCCGCGGCGGCGTCGGTCATCACCCTGGCGGCGGCGCCCTCATTGGGGTTCGCAAGCCCACCGAGCTCCACATGGCCAATCGGCCGCATCGCTCCTGCCAGGCCCTGCCCAACCGGACCGAACACGCCCAGGCTCATCGCCGGCTTGAGCGCGGCCATCAACCCGTTCACCGAGTCGATAGCCTTGTTGATCATCGCCTCGATCGCGCTGATCACGCCATTCGCTGCGGAGACCGCAATATCGGCCATCGCGGCGGGGAGTTGCGACCAGACCGCCTTGATCGCGCCGTAGCCGCCGGCGAAGACGCTGACGATCGCCTTCACCTCTTTCATCGTGTTCGCGACCAGGTCGGCGTACCAGGCGCCGAAGGCGTCGCGCAGATCGTCAATCGGCCCTTTCAGTGATCCGTAGATCAGTTGACCCGCGGTCTTGAAGACGGCCTGGAGGGTGTCACCCATGGTGACGCCCGTATCCTTCACCCGCTTCATCTGAGCTTCGGTAAGCTCCAGATCCTTTGCGACGTTGCCGAGACTGTTCTTGGCTTCGTGGTGAAGCATCAGGAACATTGCGCCGAGCGCGCCCGCAGTCACGATCATGGGCCCGAGAACGGCCATGACTGGGGCGGCCGCTGCCGCGATCCCACGCAGCGCGTCCCCAAGCCCGATGCCTTCCATCTTCATCAGGGCGAGACGGTCCGCGATTTGCGGGCCTTGCTGGATAAGGATCATCAGCGGGTTCATGCCCATGGCCGCCGAGACGCCGATGTCCGCAAACTGCCGAGAGAGGTCGAGCGTGGCCATGGTCAGCTGCTTCGACGTCTTTGACGCCGCGACATGGCCGCCAGAAACCGCCCCCATTTGCCGCACATACTGCTGAGCGAAGTCATGGTTGGCAGCGTCATAGAGCGCGTCGAAGTGTACTGACGCGGCCTTGGCTTGGCTGGCCGCTTTCGTCGCGGCGTCTCCGGCCTTGTCGATCGACGCTGCGGCCTGGTTCGCGCTGGCGGTGACTTGCGTGAAGCTCATCGAATATCGGGTGTTGACCGCCGCAGCGCGAGTTTCGGCCGCCGCCGCCGCCTCGACAGCCTGAGCAACCAACTTCTGCTGCCGAGTAAGCTCCGCAATTTCCTTCGTCGACTTCTCGATCGAGGCCAGCATCTTGAGCATCGCGTCGGAAAGCCGCCGCGACCCAGCCGCTGCCTGATCAGCTCCGCCGGCCGCACCGACTGCTTTGGCCCTGTAGTCGTCCAGGTCACGATGGACCTTGTCCGCATTTTCGGTGACGAAGCGCGTGCCGAGGACGGCGAGGTCTGACATCTCCTACCCTCCTCGCTTTTGCGCCTCGATACGCGCGTTGTGCTGGATCGTCAGACGGGTCATGAACGCCGCCATGCCCTCGGCATCGCCCAAGGCTATCGTGTTGGTTGGCGCGCCCTCACCAGCGGCTTGCCTTTCAGCCATCGCCTTCAGGACTTCGTTGTCGAGGCGGCAGATCAGGTCGACTTCCCAGGGCCCAAGCCGGGCGCAGGTCAGCCGATTGAAGGCTTCGATCTCCTGATAGGTGATCGGGTTCGGCGCCATGCCCGACTGGCGCCGGGAGGCGATCTTGCCGAAAGCCCCCCATACGTCTGTGAGCGGCTCTGGAAATGGCGGTAGCGCCTGCTTTCGGGCAGACGCTGCTGCGTAGGCGATTAGGCCTTCTTCGAGGCCTTCAAGACGTTTCCCCGGGCATCGAACGCCTCCACGACCTGCTCATGCAGCCAGTTCACGCCAGGATTGGTGAAGAGCAGAAGCGCGTTGCCCTCGGTAAACTCGGCGGGGGTCTCGTCTTCGCCATTCGGCGTCAGCCAGGCCTTGGGGATGTTGCCCCAGCCGAGCGCGGCGACCGACAGAACCTCGGCCTCGCGGAGATCGTTGGCAGCCGCCGAAAACGGTATCTTCTTCGACGCCTCCTCGACCAGGAGATTGCGCTGCTCACGAGTCTTGGCGACGACGATCTCAGAGTCTCGACCGCGCATGTCGATGTAGACTTCTCCGCCATCGGCTCCCGTCAGGGGAACTCGTTCGACCGGATGCTTGATCACGACGCGAAAGCCGGCGTTGGCTGCGGCGGCAAGGTTGAGGTTGGCGAGGCTCATGCTCGGCTCCTAAAAGGCGCCCGGGAGCGACCCGGGCTTCAAGTTGGTGGGACGGTTTTTTTGTTCCGGCGCTGCAGGCTCAGCGCTTAGGGGCCGGAAACGGATTGCGAGAGCACCGGCAGGATGCGTCCGCTGATTTCGAGGTTGGCGGTCAGCAACATCACGTTGTTGGGCCCACCGCGCGCCAGCGTCGCCGTCATCACCAGGGCCTTGAAGTACCAGAGGCTGTCAGTGTCGTTGGCGTCTGCAGCATCTGCGGCGAAGGTCTTGAAGGCGTAGAGGAACTTCGTGGCCTCAGCGGCCAGAATTGCCTTTTGCCCAAGGTCCAGCGGGTTCCAGGCGACTTGCAGCTGAACCGCCCCGGCATTCCGAATGCCCTTCGCCTTGGTGACGTAGTCGTCGTCGAGGCCTTCAAAGGTGATCAGCGCCGCACTCGGGCCGAAATCGCCCAGAGAACCGGCGCCGCCGACCTTCTGGTACGACAGCGCGCCATAAGCCGTTTCGTCGTCGGCAATGCTGTTCTGCGGGCCGATATGGATCGACGACCCCGCCGCAGCGTGGATGATGGTCATGGAGGGCTCCATCTGAGGGAATGGCGCGTCTCACGACGGGCCGGATCGGCTTGCCCAAGGCCGGTTTGGGCGAACCTTGGCCGGCTACGCCGACCAGGGGATGGTGACAGGAATGCGGACCTCGTGCGGCTCGATTAGCGGAGCTGCGGCCCACGCCTGACCGGTGATCTTCACCCGCGCGCTGGCGTGCTGGAGTTGTAGCGCCAGCGGAAAGTGCTCTTTGACGAGGTCAGCGACTATACCTGGGGCCATGAGGCCATGGTTCTTGGGCCAGACCACGGTGATCTGCAGAAGGCCTTGATCGAGCCGGCCGTCCTCTGCAGTCAGCCCCTCCCACGCAGGACGGTTCGAGAAGAACTGCACATCCAGATATTGGCCCGACTCCGGCGGGTCAAAGGTCTCGTCTGGCTCGGGCAGAGAGATCGGCAACGGCGGCGATCCGGTCGGGATCGTCAACGCGCGGGCGAACAGGGCCTGCATGACGTCCGAGACGCGGGCCATCCACTACCCTCCCACCTTGGCCTTCAACTTGACCACATTGGCTTCGACCGCCTGTTGCCACTGCTGGGCAGCCAAAGCGACGAAGCGATCACCTGGGTGGCCACGTGCGCCGTACTCCCGCGGCCGCGCATATCTGGCTGTGTAGACAGCTTCGATGGGGTCGTTGATCTCAGCGTCGACGATGACGAGGGTAATCGCGCTCATGTCGAAGATGTACTTCGCTTCGTCGTCGGGCCGGTCAGTGACGGCGAAGTTCGCGCTACCTATTGCGGCCCTCAACGAAGCCCGGAGAAAGCCAGTGTCGACCCGCATATTGCCGCCGGCGCCGCGGGGCGTCTGCATGATCTCGACGAGGTCCTGGACGCTCTCGTTCCGAACCGCGAGCATCCGCGCCTTGGTGTTGACGACGCTGTCATTGACCTTTGCGAGGTACGCGGCTTGGCTCATCCGATATTGGCGAAGAAGTCGATGCGATAGTTGACGTCACAGCGGCAGCCGATCGTCTCGGAAGCCGGCGCGCCCAGGCTCGTATCGCCAGGAAACAGCATGCGCGCTCCCGACGGACTCACAAACGGCTCGCGTAGCGCGACGGTCTGTCCGCTCAGGACATGGTGGGTATGGCGGACGCGCAGGTCGGCCGAGTCCCGCCAAGTCCGACGGACCGTGTTCTCGACGACCTTTCCCTGACCGACCGCCTGGAGATAGGCCCGATACTTCGCCGCCTGTAGCGAGGTCAGGGTCTCCTTCCGCGCGATAGTCTCCCCGCGTAGCTGGAGCAGCCTGGCTTCGTACTGCGCCACAGCCTTCCGCGCGATGTCGGCCGGCAGCGGCTTTTCCTCGCGGATCGCCTTCAACACTGACCTGTCGAAACGTTTGTCGCGGCGACCGCGCGTCAAATAGTGCTGCAGGGCCTCAGGGTCGCCCGAGGACAGCTCCTGACGCGCTGAGGCGACGTAGCCCGCCTGCTGCGACGTGAGGCCCAGCAGCCCCCCTTCCCGCTTGCCCGAGGCCCTGTTCAGCCGCCCGACAATCTCAAGGGCCGTCGAGCGCGGGTTCGCCCCGGCCGCCATGCCTTCGCTGAGTTTGACGCGGATCGCCTCGCGCTGATCGGTCAGGATGCGCGTCACCAACTCCGAAGAATGATCCTGGAGCCAGCGTTCAGCGGCGACGTTGCGGCCGTCGAACCTGATGATGCCGACGGTCGCCGGCGCGCGCATGGTCTGAACCGCGCCCTGCCCACCTGCGAGATAAGCCTCGCGGAGCGCCTCCAGCAGGTCGTTGAAGGCGGCTGGGTCGAGGTTTAGGGCAGCGATGGCGCCGGGCAGGTCATTGGCTTGGATCGCCGCGGTCAACCTCTGAACATCAGCCCCGGCCCGCAGGTCTTCCGCCACGGCCATGAACGCCGCAGCCACCTTCGGCCCATAGCGATCCAGCAGCTCCTGAAAGAGCTGTTCCTGAGCCGACGTTCTGGCCACCGGTCAGTCGAGGAGCTGCCGGGCGACCACAGCCGCCGCCGTCATATGGTCGAGGTAGGCGTCGAGGATGTCGTGGGCCTCGACGCGCAGTTCGGCTATGCGGTCCTGGCCTTCGCTCCGCACCGTCGCCGCCTGTATGGCCTGCCCGCGCGAGATGATGTCCTGCAGCGCGGCGAGCGCGAGAACCATGCTCTGCTTGTGCGCTGCGGACATCACTTCCTCGTTTGGGCTTCCCAGAACACCACGATACCCGCCGGCGAGAACGGCTTCACCTGGATAATTGCATGGCTCGTCCCGCCGATGATCAGCCGGTCCGAGGGCTTCGGCTCAACTGCCAAGCCCCCAGCGGCGATCAGGACGCGCTTGTCAGTCGCCAGGATGCGGGCGCCGTCAACCTCACGGTCCTCGTAGTCCAGCACCACAAAGACCGCGGGATGGTCGACGGGGTCGCCCTCGGTCGTGACGCGGCGGCGCAGGAGGCCGTCCTGGCCGAACTCGTCGATAAGTTCGTCGGCGTCCGAGCGGTCTTCCGCATAGTCGTTGCGCATTACCGGCGCACCGCCATCCCAACCAGTGGATTGCGACCAGTCGGGGCCAGCAACGGGGCCAGGATGTCCCTGATGATCGTCAGCACCGGGCGCGCGGCCTGCGCCGTCATGGGACCGGCGAAGAACTCCTTACGCATCGGCCCCACCTGCTTGGACTTCACCTGCTGGGTGAGGTTCACGGCCGGCGCGAGGCCGTTCGGAGTGCGCAGCTCATAGAAGGCCGCCTCGCAGGTCGCCTGCTTGACCTCTACCGGAACCTCGTCGGACGGGATGGCCCAGCCCTCTGCATCCTCGACGCCTTCCCGCGGCCAGGCCAGGGACTGCTCGCGTCCATGGGCTCGCCTGCCAGGCCAAGAGATCGCAGTCGACAGATAGGCCGTGCCACGGCGGATGGCGGGCTCTTGGGCCAACTCAGGATCGAACGCAGCCAGGTCATAACCCTTGGCCGTGCAGTAGGTCTGGAACACCGACAGCGACACGAACGCATCGGCGTCCGGCTTCCCGCTCCCATCCTCGACGATCAGGCTCAACGACGCGCCCTCCTGGTTGAAGATGAGGAGCAGGGACATCAGGCCGCGTCACCGAGGCGCAACACCATCACGGGTTTGGCCGACCAAACGTCTAGGTCGCACGCGATTTCGATGGCTCTCTCAGCAGAGGCGCCCATCGCCATCGCGCCCAGAGCGTACTCATTGCCGGAGCCAATAGCGAAGAACTCGCCGGTCAGCGGGCCGCTGATGAACCAGCTATCGTTGGCGAAGAAGACTTCCCCATTGGGTTTGATCGCCAGCAGTGAGGCCTTCGATTCCACGATCGGCGGGGCCGTTGGATCGGCGCCCGCTGCGTACCAGTTGATGACCGCCTCGCCCTGCCCAGGCACGACGGAAGAGCAACCGATCAGCGTCCCGTCATCGAGCCGCTTGATCTTCACCTTCTGACCGACTGGAAATCGCGTGGCCGAGTAAGCGCGAGTGTCCGCCGCCATTACCCCATCGCGATATGCGATCGTGGTCATTCGGCTGCGGCGTCGCGGAGGCTGCGCCCATCAGCATCCCTGCTCGGCTCGTTCCAAGCCGGCTGATGCACATGCTCGTCATGGGCGGGGACGTGAATGTGCTCGCGCATTTCAGCGCCTTCCGCACGGCGGGCGAGTTCGGCGCCGATAGCGTTGCGGGCGTCCTCCTTGTTGAGGACGGGGGTATCGGCAAACACCGCAGCTAAGCCGCGCAGCGTGAGTCCGGCATCGGTCGGCCGCGACCACGGGAGGCTCGCCCAGTCGTCAGGGATGTAAACCTTGGCGCGCTCGTCGAGGTCGGAGATGGCTTCGACCAGCGGGTGCGGCGCGACTTCGGCGCCAGCGACAGCACGGACCTGATCGCCCCCGACGATCTCGACGGGAATGTTCAGGGCGGCGTAGGCGTGAGCAATCTTCGGCCAGTCGCCGACGATCAGAACCTTATCAACGCCAGGCATAGGCCGCTCGAAGAAGCGGGGGTTGAGGTAGGTCCGGCCTTCGACGAAGCCGTTGCGCTGCTGGGAATAAATCACTTCGGTCATCACAATCTGCCCCTATATCCATCTCTGCTTTCGGTGGATGAGCCCGACGAGCGTTTGGCTGACACCAAACCGGTCCGCGATAGCCTGCTGAGACGCCGATCCCTTCAGCTTCCGAATTTCCACCACCTGAAGATTTGTCAGCTTCGCCTGATGGTTACGCTCGCCGTGTTGAGAGGTGCCGTGCATCTTTTTGTCGGCTTCGTTCTCGGTATGCGTAGCCCATCGCAAGTGCCGAGGGTTCACACAGCCAAGATGAGAGCATCCGCACGAATGGGCGACCTCATGCTGGGCGGTAGGAGGATCGCCATGCACCAGGCGGCAGACCAACCGATGGGCAAGTTGGTGACTCCCGCCCCACTTCACACGTGCGCGTCCAGATGGATCGACGGTGTATGGCCACCGTAAACACTCATCCGAAGCGAATGGGACCGCCACATCTCGAATGAACTTTGCAGCCACTCCACGATCCAGATACGGCCGAACGGCACTTACTGAACCGACCCTGCGCCAGCGTGCATAATGTTTAGCGCACCAGCTGCGCGTGACAGATGGATTGCCGCAACCGTCAACGGAGCATACACGGCTGATAGCCACTCGAACCTCCTACGTTCGGGCTGGTCAGGGCGCGCCGCGGTGTTCCAGCACCCGGCGCGCCCGCATTTTAAGCTGAAACCAGTTCGATGATACAGCCTGCCGTCGCCTTGTCGGAGTCGGCGTACTTGCGCCAGTTCGCGCCAGAGCCGAGTTGGCTCAGGTTCGGGTTGGCCGGCGCCGGCGGCGAGCCGTCGACGTCCCAGGAGTAGCCGAGCAGGTCGACGTTGAACGCACCCTCGGCGCGGTAGCCGATGGCGAGGTTCTCCTGGTCGTTGACGTCGTAGGAGCGGAAGCCGGGAGCCTGGCTCTCGACGATGCTCACGGCGCCCGCTTGCAGGCCGAAGATGGTGTCCTCGGGGATCTTGTCCGAGACGAGGACCGGCTTACCCATGGTGCCGGGCGTGCCGCCGTAGATCACGAGGCCAGCTTCCTCGTAGATCTTCTGGTCGATCGCATCGTCCACCAGATCGAAGTAGGCGCTGGAGTCCATGCCGAACATGGCGATGCGGCCGAAGCGGTCTCCGAACTTCCGCATGCCCTTCGTCAGCACCTTCTTGTGGTCGGTGGCGAAGGAGCCGCTCGTGACCATGGCGGCGTTGGCGCCGATCGCGGCGCCGAGCGCGGCGAAGGCGGCCTGGATCATGTAGTCGAGGGTGGCGTCGGCCATATGCTGACCGATGATCTGATAGAATTCCTCGACCGACCGCGCGCGGCGCTTAAACGCCTCTTCGGTCGTCTGATACGGGCCATACTTCCAGGGCGACTTCACGCCGACCATCTCGTCAGCCCCGAGCTTCTGGGGTGTGACGGGGCCGACCGAGTTGACGTCGCGGTGACCGAGCGAGCCGGGGACGGTGTAGAAGGCGTCCTTGGTGAAATCGCCCTCGATCGCCTCACTGCGCAGGATGAGAGCACCCTGGCTGTTGGCGTTGAACACGGCGATCACGTCCTGGATGCGCTCCAGGTAGGCGGTCTGAGCGAGCCGATCGTAGACGATCAGGTCGCTGTTCACAGTGGTTCCGGTGGCCATTTGGCGGGGTCCCTATTTCAAAGGCAGTTTGAGGAATGCCGCCTGACCGTGCTCGCCGATGTAGTCGGCTTTATCCTTCGCGGTCATTTGGCTGCGCTTGAGGTCTCCGGTTCCCCCGGTTCCTTGGCCGGCCTGCGTCCCGCCGCCGGATTGCCCTGAGCCGTCGAAGGCCCGGGCGAATGTGCTGGACTGGCGCATCTCGGCGACCAGGCCCTTGATGTCCATCGGCGTACCCTTGGCGTCGCCGATCCGGCCGTTGCCGTCCTTGTCGACGACCTCGACCACGAACTTGCCGTCCACCTCCTTGACGCGGGTGTGCGACTTCACGTGCGGCAGCAGCAGTTCCACCGAACCCTTGGCCTCGGCCAGCGCGGCGGTGGCCGCAGCGTCGATCAACAGCGACTCCACGGTCGAAGAGAGGTGCTTGTTGCGTTCGTCGCGCTCGGTCAGTTCCGAGGCGTGCTTCTCGAGGAGCTGCGCCTTGGCTGCTTCGAACTTGGTGTTGGCGATCTTGTCGGCCTCGGCGCTGGGATCGAGCTTCTTCAGCTCCTCCAGTTCGGTCATCGCGGCGCGCGCCTTGTCCGGGTCCAGATCCTTGAACTTGACGGTCAGGGCCTCGGCCTTGTCGGCGCGGGTGCGTTCCTTGCCGAGGGCGGACTTCAGGCCGTCGACGTTCTCCAGCGTGAAGCCTGAGACGGCCTCGACGCCAAGAACGAACTTGCCTTCGGTCCCTTCGTCGGCGGTGCCTGCGCGATAGTGCTCACGCATCGGTTCGGCGACGTCTTCGAGTTTCTCCACAATGGCCTTGAGCGCCATGGATTATCCTTCCCGGATCGAGAGTTCGCGCTTCCCGCGCGAGGTGGGCGCCGCAGGGATCACCCCGTTGCGGCTAGGTGAGCGTGGCGCTCAGCCATTCACTGGTCGGGCGCCCCAGCCATTCGGCGGTGCGTCCCGACATGGATCGTGCGCGGTCTCCGATCGCCGGCAGCGCCTCGTGCCAGCCGGCGGCGTGGGACCTTGCACCGCGCCAGGCCGCATCATCGAAGAAGTGTGGTGCGTCGTTCATAGGGACGCCGCAGAGGACGGCCTTGTCGAAGCTCAGGTCGACCAGGGCGGCCTTGAGCGCGAACAGACCCGATGAGCCGGTCGCGACTTGCCCGGGGAAGCGGTACTCAACGAACTCAGCTACAGAGCAGGCCCCAGATCGTCCTTTGGCTTCCAGATGGCCGATGATCCGGGCCGGAGCGCCAAGCCCTCTCCTGGACCTCCTGGCGCGCCACAGATCGGCCTTCTCTGCGTGAAGCGTGACCAGCGCATCGAGCGGGCCGGGCCACTCGGCCGCCGCGTCGTTGCATGCGACCACGCCATCGAACTCGCCGAGTTCTAGAGCGGCGGCGACATCAGCCCAGACACAGGCCGCGCCGCCTAGAACGAGCGCTGTGGTCAAAGCGCCTCGAAGGCGAGCCACGTCGCCTCGACGTGGACGATGTTCCGACCGGCTCGGCAGAGATCATTCAGCGTCTGGGTGACCTCGACCTCGGGAAGGCCGTTGTCATCGTGGAAGATGATCAGCCCGCCAGGCCGCGTCACCGCACGGGCCAGTGCATAGTCGTTCAGCACCCCCGCACGGGAGTGGTCCGCGTCGATGAAGACGGCGCAGGCTTGTGGCAGGTCGGGCGCTTCAAGATCGAACGTGCCATGCTCGCGAATAATGAGCTCGAACCGCCCGTCTCCCGCCGCCAGGTGGCCAGGGGCGGCTGGGATTTCTCCCCGCTGCACAGCCATCTGGGTCACGTAGCCCGGCGGGACATCGACGCCGACATACCGCTCGATGGTGGATAGGTTCCGAAGGGCCGCGGCTGCGTTGCGTCCCTCGTTCACCCCGAACTCGATGATCACGCGCGCCGCCACGCTCTCGAAGAGATGGAGCAGCGCCACCAGCTCACCAGGCCCGAAGAACCGAGTCGGGAGGCCGGCCACATCGTAGGCCCGTGGCAACAGCGTGGTCGAAGGTCTCAGCCGTGCGATTTGCTGCCGACGAGCCATGCATCCTCCTGGGCGTCCAAGGCGAAGCGGGCGAGCCGCGGCAAAGCGGCGGATAGGTCGATGCGCTTGTCGCAGTCGTGGTCGTGCCGAAAGCAGGCGCAGGGCCTCACGGGCTCGATCGGCAGGTGCGGCGCCCACTTTGCGCCGGCAGTGAAGCTGCGGCCGTCCTCGTAACCGCCGAAGACCGTAACCGACGGCGTACCGACCGCCTGCGCCAAGATGGTCAGGAAGCCCGGGGCGGCAAAGGTAAGCGCCGCCCTCGACGTGAGCGCGGCCAGTTCCTCGAATACCAACTCGCCAGCATGCAGTTCGACGTCGGCCTCGACCCGCTCTCCGACCATCCACTCGACGTCAGGGACCAGATCGGCCACGGAGACGACGAAGAACCGCTCGCGGATCGACCTAAGGAGCTCGGCGTAGGCGGCGTGATCGGGGTTCCTGGCCGTCGAGCCGCCCCACTCAGTCCTGACCACGAGCGGCCGATAGATCATCAGCGGCTTGTCGACGCCCCAGGAGGCGATGAGCGCGTCCGCCCGAGCCTCCCAGTCCTCGCGGATCGGCAGGCGGAAGTCGTTGCCTGTCTCAGCCGCCCCGGCCTGCCAGAGCATCGCGCTCAGGACGGATCCCCGCGCTCTGACAGCAGCCGGCGAATAGCGCACCTTGAGCGTCTGCGGAGCAAACCCCCGGTGTGCATGATAGCGGTCGGCTTCCCGCGCCGCGTTCTTAGCCTGGGTCCGAAGTGGCGACCGCTTGGCGACCAGCTTGAGCCCATCATCGACGAGGTCGTGATAGATCGCTGGCCAAGGCGTCTCGAGCCACACCTGACGGCTCGCCATAAGCTGCCGCACCAGGGCCCGTTGATGGAGGCAGTCCCCCATCCCGTGCATTCCCTGGACGAGCAGGTCGCTCACTCGGTGTCCTCAATCGTCCCGGCCGCCGCGCCCAGGTCCTCGTCGCTGTCGTCGTCAGGCATCTCGTCTAGGAGCGCCTGTTCTTCCTTGTCGGCATCGAAGTCGCCCGCCAAGACGCCGCGGCGCTGCATCTCCGACCAGAGCGTGCGCTGGGAGATGTCCGGCTGACCGTTCGGGCCGCTGGAACGCATGTTGGTCAGGGTTTCTGGCCCCTTGTCGTCGTTCAGGCCGATGTCGAAGTCGCTGAACACCTTCACCGAAGGCGCTGAGTCTTCGTCGATGCGGAGCCACTTGGCCGTGAACACGAAGGCCTGCTCGAGCGCATCCTTCAGGTTCAGCGCCCAAGCCTGGACGGCGCTGTTTCCCTTCTGGGCGGCGAATGCTGTGGTCACAACCGTCAGATTGCCCGTCTGCGCTGTCAGCGGCTGGCGACCGAGCTCTCGAAGCTGGTCCTCGGTTCGCTTCACGTCGTCGGCCAGGAACTTGAGAGAGGCCGCAGTCGGCTCGATGAAGGTCCACTCGCCGTGCGAGGTGCTCTCTCCGCTGAACGGTGGCGCGTACAGAACCGACTTGGGGCCGACCGGCACCGGCAGGGGCTTCTGATCGGCCCCCATGGCCGGCTGGACGCCATTGGCCGCCAACATCGGGAAGGCCGTCAGCTCCTTGATCGACTTGAGCGCCGTCTCTTGCTGATAGTGCTCAACCTGCAGGAAGGCGCAGTCGCGCATTGGGGGGCGAAACCGCCAGGCGCCTTCCTTGCGGCGCCCAGTGATGAACGGAGCGAGCGCAATCTCGCCTATGGTCAGAGGTCCGCTTTCGACAACCCGCCAGACCGCCGCGTCGCCGGGCTGCTGGGCGCGCTGCTCCCAAACTTGATAGGTAGCCGGGCCATAGCCAACGACCGCACCGGCTGTGCCGGTGATAGGCTCGCGGTTCAGAACCCTGACGCGCGGGATCGTCTCCTCGTCCGAGCTTTTGCGCCGCACGATGTCCTCGCGAATCCGCGCATGGACGAAGACCTCCTTGCCCGCGACCACATCGGAATAGACCGCCAGCATGCGTCGGGCCGGGATGTGGACCCAGTACGGGCGAAGGCCTTGCTTGGCCTCGTCTTCCATCGACAGCGGCTGGCCGTCCTCACGCGGCGTCGCCCGGGTAAAGTCGACGAGGATCCAGTCAATGGCGTTGTTGATGCCGCGATAGAAGGTCGACGCAGCGAAGACGTGCAGGTTGTTGCCGCGGCCGTCGATGTCTTCGGCGAGAGCGCGAAACCGCTCGTCGGCGTCCTCAGCCAGGCCGACTTCCTCTGCGAATGGCTTGGCGGCGAGGTTCTCGACAATGTCGGCATAGATGTTCGTGAACTTCGCGTTCTTCCGCCGATAGGCGTAGTCCTCACGGTCTTCCTGCGGGAACTTGGGCAGGTACTTTTCCCCGGCGTCGCGCATGGCCTGCGCGCCTTCCAAGATGGTGTCGACCATCTCCCAGTAGGGCAGCATGGCCTTGTAGTCCGACGAGGTCTCCGCGGGGTTGAACTGGTCGGTCAAGCTCACCCCCTTGATGCGTAGGTGCCGAAGAGCGCTGTGGGCGCTGCAGGTTTAACGAGACGACCAAAGGCGCCCGACGAGGCGTCCACCTGGTCCTTCCAGGTCCCGCCGGGAAAGAGGCAGAGCTCGTCCAGATAGTCCGAGTTCCAGTCCCCCTCGACGAGGTAGACGTTGCCGCCCTCGCACTGTGCGGAGAACGGTTCGGCCCGGGTGAACTTGTCGCCGGTCTCGGGTTCGGCGCGGACGTTCCAGCCGGCGAGCTGCGTGATGAAGTCGGCCTTCTGCACCTTGCCGGCCTGGCCAGGGTCCTGCGGAAGGCTGATGCCGACCTCGTGGCCGTCGATTTCGGCCGTGGCTTTGATGAGGCTGCGCACCTGCGCGCCCTCGGCCTGGGTCTTGATCACGTGGCCGATGATGAACTTGCCGTCGGGCGTGCGGCCCATCTTCACCCCGGCCGTCCGGGCCGAGGTCTTCTTGGCGGTCGCCGCGAGGTCCCAGTGGCGCCACCAGACCGTTCCGGGCGGCGCGGCCTTTATGACCTTCCCCTCGAACCAATGGCGCTTGAACAGGCCGCCCTCGCGCGGCACGGGTCGCTGCTGATACTGGCCGGCCCAGGAGTAGTCCGACACCGACTTGAGCCTGTCGACTGCCTCGCGTGGCATCCGGACCGGGTCCATCAGCTCGCCATCGTAGGTCCGTGGGTCCTTCCAGCCGATCGGCGTCATGCACCTGCGGTCAGGCTCGAACTCGATCGGGATCAGCAGGTGGACGAAGCCCAACTGCCGCGAGAGCAGCACGCCTGAGAGGTCAGCCTCATGCAGGCGCTGCATCACGACTACGATGGCTGAAGCGGTCTGGTCGTTGACCCGGTTCAGGCCGCCTTCCAGGAAGCGCCGCGTCGCCTTGGTGCGGTCTGCCTCGCTCTCGGCGCCGTCCAGGCTGTGCGGGTCGTCAATGACGAACCGGTCGCCCCGCTTGCCGGTGATGGATGCGAAGGGAACGCCCTCGCGGGTGCCCGTCGCGGAACTCGCGAAAGACGTCTCCCCTGCCCTGGTCAGCACGACCTCGGGCCAGAGCGCTCGAAACCATTCCGACCGGATAAGGTCCCGCGTCTTCCGGGTGTCGCGCTTGACGTTCTCCTCCTCGAAGGAGGTCGTCAGGTAGCGCAGCGACGCGTTGCCGAGCGGCCCCCACTCCCACGCCTGCCATAGCACCGACACGATCATCGACTTTGACGACCCCGGCGGAACGTTGATGATCAGTCGAGGCTCCATCTGGCCTAAGCTGATCGCCTCGAGGTGGGCGCACATCGCGTCGAGGTGCCAGGACCATTTCAGCGGGTTCGTCGGTTCGAGGACGTGCCAGGCTTCCTTGACGAAGCCGCCAAGGGACCGACAGCGATCACGGATTGCATCAGCGTCGCGAGAAACCCGCTCGCGTTCTGCCTCAGCCCGACGTCGCTCCTTCTCCCTCTGGATCGCCGTCATCATCACCCGAGGCGACGGCAAGGGGACCGAAAATGCTTTCGAGCTGGTCCAATTGTTCACTGGTCAGGCTCGTGAGATCGACATGTTGGATCGGCCCCCCGTTTCGGCCTGTGTGCTGCACCGCCGCCAGCTTGGGGTGGACGTAGGGCGCCGCTGCCTTTGCCATGTCGTCGCGACGCGCTGGGTCAGCCTTGTCGTTCCGCATGACCTTCAGCATGTACTCAAGTGGGGTTAGGCCGGACTTCGCGATCTCGCGTTCGCGGCGGGCGGTCGCCTTGTTCGGCGTGCCTTTCTGCCGGCCGCCGGTTTTGCGTCCGACCGCCATCTATCCACCGTCTAGTTTGGAGTTCTGGCCGCCCCGGGCGCACCAACTCAATCTGCGCTTTAGGGTCGCGAAATTTGGGCGTCTTGCAACCCGATCTTGTGCCGATTTTCTGGGAATGCCGCAATATGCGGCATTTTCCCGCGATTTTGCCGCAAAATAACGTATTCTCAGATCATGACCGGTTCGCAGCTCAGGGCGTGGCGCGTGAGGATGCGCCTCAGGGTGAGAGATGCGGCTGATCGGCTTGGCGTGTCCCGCGATACCTATGGTCGGTTGGAGCGCCAGACGCGGGTTCCGCGGTACATCCAGCTTGCTTGCGCGGCCCTGGCTTACGGGCTGCCGCCGATGGAGTAGCGGCCAAAGTCGCGTACTTAGGCGGCGCGGAGTAGGATTCTCCGCGCCCGCTCCGCGACCAGCGACCTCCCGGCCTCGTCCAACCCCGACGCCAGCAGCCGCCGCACCGTCCGAGCATCCGCCCGCATCGCCGCCGCGGCCTGGCCGACCCGCATGCTCTTCCCGCAGACGAGGTCGAGGGCCGCCCTTTGGCGCGCGGTGATCCCGGCGACGAAGTCGGCGTAGTCCTGGCCGGCCTCGATCACACGGGGCTGCGGGCCCTTCGGTCCAAACCCACCACCGCCCTCGCCCGCAGTCGAGGTCATGCCCTTGATGATCTCGTAACACTGGCCGTAGTGCTCACCGGTGTCCAATCGGCGCTCAGCTTCAGGATGGTCGCCTAGGTAGGCGTGTGCGTAAGCGTGCTGGACGCCAGCGAGTTTCTTCGCTCGCAGCGCGACGTCGTATTTCATGCGGGGGAGACCACGGTTCTCGCCGCGGCGGATGATGATCCTGGCGCCGTGTTCGTCCCGCAAGACCTCTGCCGTTTCAGCCTCATATGCCTCGACCTCCTCGCCTCGCATCCGGGCCAGGATGATCGGCTCGCGCGCCTGGCCGTAGAGGAGATAGGTCGAGCGCTCCTGTTCCTGGATCTTGGCCAGTTCCTCGGCCAGATCGCGAACCTGGTTCTCGGCGCGCTTGATCGCCTTGCGATTCCGCTTCGGGTCGCCGGCGCGGAGGGCGTCGAGGTTGGCTTGGGCGGTGAGCAGCTTCCCCTCGGCCTTGGCGATGGACTGGACAAATCCGGGATCGCGCATGGGGGCGTCGAGGCTGGCCAAGCGCTGGTTGCGTTCCAGCAATCGCCGGCGCTTCTCCTCGCTGATCCGGCGGCGGATTTCCTCGGGGTTTTCGGTCTTGGCAGCACTGGTCAACGTCCGTTTCCTCCCTCAGAAATCCCTTGCCGCCGCATCAGTTCGCCAACGGACACGCCCCCGATCCGGCACACGGCGACCACGCGGTCGTAACTGCGGTGCTGGGCGGTGCAGACGGCGCGCTTGGCGAACGCGACACGCTCGAGCGCCTGCTTCGCCTCCTTGCCTCCAGGCGCATGGAGTTCGGGGGCATAGAAATCAGCGAGCCGGACCTCGACCATCCCGACCGCGCCGGGCGCCACCGATACGCACAGGCTGTCGCCGTCTCCGACATAGGTCACCGGGCCGCTGAAGGTTCGGCCCTTCGACAGGTACGCAGGCATGGGCCCCTTGTCGGGGATGGCCTTGCATGGGTCCGCCAAGGCCGGGGTGGCGAGGGCGAGCGCGGCCGCCAGGAAAACTACGCGGATCATGCCGCCCTCCAGTGATCAAGCGGGTGGACAAGCAGAGGGAACCGGCGCTCGCGCTCGGCGCCGTCAAAGCGGGACGACAGGGCGGCTTCGTATGCGGGATATAGGGGACTGAAGACCGGACCGCCCCGCAGTTGCGTCAGCGTGAGGTCCCCGCCGCCAAGCCAGCGCCCGTGATCCTCGCCCACGAGCCAGAAACAACCGGCCACTGCGGCGTCCGCGGCGATGGCATAGACGTACTCGCCCTCGTCATCGGCGCCGCGTGGATCGAACCATACGATCTGGAACCGCTCGTCGGGCTGTCCGACCGCCAGCATGACACAGCGCTCCGCGGCCTCAGCCAGTTCGACGCACTTCTGCCGCTCCTCTTCAGTGGGCGCCTGGCCTTTGATCTCCAAGAACACCTGGAAGTCTGTGAGCCAGAAGTCCGGCAGGTACGGGCCCGAGGGGAGCGCATAGCCATCGGCCTCGTAGGCGAAAGCAATGCCGCAGGCGTCGAGGAACACCGCCCAACGGGCCTCAACTCTGCTGCGATAGCGCCGGCCGCCGTAGCGTGTGGTGAGCGCCCGGATCATGCCAGTCGCTCCTGTTCCTTGAAGCGGCGATCGTCGCGACCGTAGTGCATGCGCACCTCCCCCGGCCGGCCGATCTCTTCGTGATAGCGAGACTTCTGGACCTTGATGATCGTGTCGTCGGCATTCTCCCGGTGCACGATCAGGCCCAGGTCGCACTTGTTGTACCAGTTGGCCGAGTCCGAGATGTCGTAGAGGGTCGGCATTTTGTACTTGCCGTCGCCGTCCTTGAGCGACTTCGTGGGGTGCGCCACCACGATCATGTGCACCTGGAACTTCCTGGCGAAGCGCTTGAACGTCTTGATGGCGCGGCCGACGTATTCGGTCATGGTCTCGTCGCGAGCGCGCGCATGGTCCATCTCGTTCCAGGGGTCGATGACGATCACCTGGACACCGAACTGGATAACCGCCGCCTCCATACGGTCGAGCATCCAGTCGAGAGTGACGTCGTCGTCCTCGCTGGGAACGATGAAGACCATGTGGCGGTCGATCCAGGCGTCGGCTTCCGCGACCTCTTCGGTCGTCATCATGTGAGCAGGCCGCCCCTCGCGTGCTGGTGCGTCGTCGCGTGGGTCGACGTCGAGACCTGGATGATAGGGCCGACCATACCAAGACCGCAGGGCCCGTCGGTGATCGCGCTGCGGTGCCTGCTCGAACGACGCCCATGCGATCTTGAGGCCATGGTTGAGCGCGAGACGGCAGCAGAGGTCGTTTGCGAACGTGGATTTGCCGAGACCTGGGACGCCCGTGACCACGACAAAGTCGCCGAGACGCACCCGATAGTTCTCGCCTAGGAGACTGAAACCGATATCGAACTTCTGCGGCTCCGGCAGGGGAGGCAATTGGCTCATCAGGAAGACGCCGTCGACCTTGATCCAGGCAGCGCGTTGGATCGTCTCGACGACGCCTTTCTGTCCGTAGAACTGCAACACCTCGTTGAGGTCTTTGCAGCGATCACGGCCCAGGAGCTCGCGATGCTCTCGCGGAGCCTTGGGGTAGGTCAGGAATTTGCAGCGCGAGCGCAGGAGAAGGACTGACAGGTCCTGCAGCATCGCCGCCCCGTTGGCATCACCGTCGGCCGCGATGATGATTTCGGGGGCCCGGTCCGGTGCGATGAGCGGTTTGATATCCTGCACCCAGGACCATTTGGCGCTCTCCTCAAGTTCCTCCTTGCTACGGTCACCTGGCGGTGGAGCACCATCTGGCACGCTGATGGTGCGTGCGAAGCCGCTCTGGATTGCTGCGATAGCGTCAAACTCGCCCTCGGTGATGATCAGGGGTTGCCCCAGCAGCGCTTCATCTCTGAGGCAGTCCTCGTTGAAGGCGATACGCTGGCCACCCTTGTCCGCCGTCCACTTCCCCTCGTCACGGTCGAAGAACCGGTACTTTCGACGTACGATCTGGCCGTCCCGCTTGAACGGTATGACCAACGCTTCACCACCATCGCGGCGCACGCTGTCGAGCCCCAGGCTTGCCGCCAATTCCACGTCGATCCCGCGGGCCTCGATCGTTTGCAGCAATGCGTCGCTCATGGTCATCGGAGGCAGCTCCCTTGAAATCGCAGTGAAAACAGCACCAACGGATCGCGTCCGTTGTGATCGTGATGTGGAGGCAGGGGTCCTTTTTCTTCCGCCTGTTCGGAGAGCACTGCGGGCACGGGGTCCGATAGTCGGTTCCGTGCGGCCGCACCTCGATACCGGCGTCCCTCGCCTTCTCGAACATGGTCGCCATCAGACGAACCCCTGCCTGACGGATTGCTGGTTGTCGGCTCTCCGCTTGGCGACGCCTGCAGCGGCTCGGGTGAGGTAGGCCACTGGGTCCTGGGTCTGATTGGAAAAGGCGCCGCCGACAGCTGGCAGCAGCTCCTTCGCGGTCAGCCGATGATCTCTGAGCAGCTTGCCGAAGAAGGACCGTGCCCTTGGCGGTGGCATGCGCCCTTGCTCACCGAGGACCTGGAGCGCCAGGTCCCAGGTCGCTTTGTCGGGATCCGTCGATAGCTCGGCGCCAGCGGCGCCCGAAGATTTATCTTCGGAACTATCTTCTGGTTCTGGGTTTGGTTCTGGGTTTGGTTCTGGAAACGCGCGCGTGTGTGCTGGCAAATCGCTAGCATTGCCAGACGCCTTTTCCTTATCTTTCAGCGCCTTAGCGTCACCACCCTTTTTTCCGGCGTTTTTCCTCGCCGATTTCTTGCGCGAGATGTCGTCGTATTCTTCTCGAAGTCGCTTCTGGACGAGGCGTCCCCGAACGAGCTTAAAGAACTCATCCAGCACGGGCTGGGCGACCCTGGTGAAGTCGTCTGGTGAGAGCCTGATCTTCCTCGCAATCCAGGCAGGATCGTTGGGCAACGAACAGCCTGGCGTGCGCCAGCAGAGGCGAAGCAGCCGGCTATAGGCGCCGTCCTCCTCGACAGAAAGGTGGGCCGTCGCTGCGTCGTAGTCGTCAACATAGAGCGGGATGTATGGATGGGTGCTCACCGCACACCTCCAACCATCTCGTCGCCAAGTCGATAGGACGTCTCAGCGGCCGCCTCGGCGCCCTCTTCGTGGAATAGCGCCACCGTCCAGGCGCGGATCATCACCCGGCAGGCCTGGGCTCGCTCGGAGGACGGTGTGCCTTGCAGATCGTGGCGTACAGCCTTGTCGGCCATGACGCGAAGCTGGGCCGGTGTGGGCTTGGTCATGCAGCCCTCCCGCGCTCGAACGTATCCGCCGCCTCGATGCGCTCGCCGATCCAGCGCGCCACGGTCACGGGCCAGGAATTGCCGATGGCCTTGTAGCGAGGCCCGTCAGGCGTCCTCGCCAGTTCCTCGGCCTCGTTAGGGGCAAACCCGTGGCCAGCGAGATAGGCGACCGTTTCGGCGTGATCGTCACCCTTGCGCATCGGGCCGCGCCAGCGGATCAGGGTTGCGTTGTCGCGGAACCCTTGGAGGCGCTCGGCCTCGACGACGGTGATGCGGCGGACGGCCATGGGGCTTGCCAATGTCGGCGGCCTGCCCTTTGCGGTCAGTGGGTGCGAGGGCTGGCCGAGCGTCGGTTGGCTGCGGTTCGTCGGTGAGGTGATCTGCGTCTCATCGAAGACCAGCATCGGCGCGCCACCGCTCGCCCGGTCCGTGTTGCTTCCAAGGGTGCCGGCCACGTCCTGGTCGATGTCAAGGTTCGAGCCGCGTCCCTGGAACGCCACGAAGGGTCGCGTCGATCCGCCGTTAGCTGCCCGGATGGCCGGCGCTACATCGCCTTCCTCGACCTCCGGCATCGCCCCGCCCTCACGGCCGCGCAGACTGAACGCGACGGCCTGGGCTTGCGGTGACGAACAGCCGAGGGCGCCGAAAGCATCGTCGGACGAGACCAAGTCTTCACGCGCGTTGAAGGCGATCGCGACCTGGCCGCCGGCGTTGGCGTGCGAACCGGCATGGCCCATCGCTCGGAGCGTGGGAGACAATGGGCCGGCGTCGGCGCCATAGTCCTTGCATGTGAAGGCGACCGGGACGATGGGGGTTCCGCGCCCCGTACCGTCTTCGGAAGCGTCGAACCCCTCCCCCCTGAGGCTATGAGCGACCATAGCCTCAGACCCATGGCCGCAATCGGCGCCCTCAGCTCGAAGGGTCGCGGCGACGTCACTGGCTCGGTACTGGCCAAATTCCCCGTCCACGACGAAGGTCTCGCTCTCGAAGTCCTGCCGTCCGCTCGCCGTATGGCTCGCCGTATGGCTCGCCGTATGGCTCGCCGTGCGTGCCGTCGCTACGTCGATTGGTCCAGAGGTGTTGTTTCCTCCAAAGGCGGCCCGCCGTTGTGACCCAGCGGGGACCTGGGGGACGTCGTCGTAGCTGAACCCGCCACGCTTTCGAGCGCCTCCCGCAAGAGTCGGGGCAACGTCTTCGTTCGAGCGGCTGCCCGGCGCAGGATGCCCAGACACGCCTTTGCACTCAAATAGAACCGCCGCGGGATCGGGCCCGTTTCCAAAGTCGACAACAGACCACACGCGCTCGCGTCGTTGGGCGAGTCCGAAATGTTGAGCGTCGAGAATCCGCCAAGCGACCTGTGCCCGTGGCCCGGCAACCATACCTGCACGCGGCCACTTTCCGCCGTGCTCAAGTCCCGCAAGGGCAGCATCTGAGCCGACAAGCGCTCCCAGGATATTGCCCCAGGCGTTGTCGGCGGTGTTGAGGACGTCTGGCGCCTGCTCGAGGAGAGCCCCGCGAACAAGTCCAAGTTCTGCTGCTTCAAGGAGGAGCCTCACACCAATGACGGAGAGGGAGCCGCGGGAGCCGCCGAGCGACGCCCGCAGGCCCGCAATGCTGAAATCCTGGCAAGGGAAGCCCGCTGCGATGATGTCCACCGGGTCGAGTTCGGCTGCCTTGACCTGGCTGATGTCGCCAAGGTTCGTCAGGCGGTCGCCCCATTCGATCCGATCCATGGCCTTGAGCGCGGCGCGACGGCGGGCGCGGTCCTTCGGATCTGCCGCCTGATCTGGATCGGGCATGTAGCGCGGCCGGCCGGCGCCGTAGGTCTGTGCGAGATAGGCGCACGGAAACGGCTCGATCTCGGCGACATAGGCGCATTGCCAGCCGAGCGGCTTCCAGGCCTCGGATGCGGCCTCAATGCCGCTGCACCATGAACCGAACCTCATGCCGCTTCTCCCGCGAACAGCGGGACTGCGGCTGCGGCGCGTTCATCGGCCGGTTGTACGTCCCGCGCCGCGGCGACGAGCGCCGCCCAAGGGTTCCGCCGCTTAAAGCCGCCGATCCGGTTCAGATGGACCCAGATAGCGGCCCAATATCCGAACATCTGGAACTTGTAGCGGGCAAGGGACTCCCATGCCTTGCGCTCGGCCACATCAAGTTCGTGGGCGAGTTCGGCTTGCTGGCGGGCCGTGTTCATGCGGCCTCCGTGTCGAACAGAGGCCCAGCGGCCGTCGAATGGGCGACGCCTTCGACCCGGACCAAACCGGCGCGCAGCCGCCGGGCCGCGATCTCCGCATAGTCCGGGTTCAGTTCGATCAGGGTGCAGTCGAGGCCGAGAGCGTCAGCGACAAGCGCCGTCGTCCCGGCCCCGCCAAATGGATCTAGAACCCGGCCGCCTCGCGGACAGCCTGCCACAAGGCAGCGCTCGGCCAGTTCGGGCGGGAAGGTAGCGAAGTGCGCCTCGCTGAAAGGCCGGGTGGCGATGGTCCAGACTTGAACCGGCGCGGGCTCATAGTTGCGCAAGCTGCGGCCTTCACCGCGGGGCGTCTCTTCGATCCCGGTGTGGTTGATGTGGCCGGCATGGCGGGGGGCTGCGATATCCGACGCACGGTTCTTGGTGCGAGGCCCGCCCACGGCCTTCATGGTGCCGTTAGTCTTCCGACCGCCGTTGGCCCGGTGCGAACCTTCCTGCGCTTCAACGTCCTGCGCCCAGCGGGCGACAGACGATGAGGCGGCGCTCTGCCGCACGGCCGGTCCATCGTAATAGTAGTCGAACCCTCGCCAGCGGTTCAGCGTGGCGTCGGGATCGTCATCGGTCGGCGCGGGGATCCGTTCGCTCAGATCGGGATCAAGCGACCACTGGCCGGTATCTCGGGACCTGTAGATGGTCGTCGTGCCGGACTTCGCGAACATGAAAATCTTTTCGTGCGAGGTCGCCGGCCGGTCCTTGATGCTCTCGGGCATGGGGTTGGGCTTGGCCCAGATGATTTCCGAGCGGACCCACCAACCTGCTTCCTGCATGGCGATGGCGAGCCGGTTCGGGACCATGCAGAGATCCTTCGCCTTAAGGACGCCGCCGGCACCTATGCGGCCCGGCGTGTGAAGGGTCTGAGGCCCCTGCAACGCCGACTTGCCGCCGCGTCGATCAGCATCGCGCGGATCGGCGACGTAGATCGGCCCGACCGTCGAGAAGGGCTTGTCGTGGAACGTGCGGTCGTCACTACCGGCCGCCTTCGTGTCGGCCGCGCTGCGCCCGTTTGGGCTGGTGGCGTAGCAATCGCCATAGTTGACCCAGAGCGTACCGGTCGGCTTGAGAACGCGCTTCACCTCCTCGAAAACCTCGACCATTACGGCCAGGTGTTCGCCGAGGGTGGGCTCCAGCCCGATCTGGGCATCAACCTTCACCGCGCCGCACTTCCCGCAGGCGCTCGAATGGGCGAGGCGAAGTTGTTGGCTGTTCGTCGCCGCCGAGCCCGCGAGCGCCGGCCGGTCTTCCTTCCGATCCGCACGCATCGTCGGCGAGCGGTGATCGCACGCCGGGTCGCCGCCCTCCCACTTGCCGGTGCCGTAATCCCGCAGGCCCCAATACGGGGGAGAGGTCACGACGCAGTCGAAGTGATCGGAGGGCAGTTCGCGCAGCTTCTCGCGCACGTCGCCGATGAGGATGGAGACCGTCATCCGATCCACTCCTCAGCATCGGCCCAGCCAGCCTCACGGAGGCGTTGCAGGACGCGCTGGCGAACAGCCTCCATGCGCTCGGTGGCGTAGGCGAAGCCCCTGGCCAGGCACATGCTCTCGAAGCGGCTTTCGATGCCGGCCTCTTCAAGATGGACGAGAGAGGAGTGGCCACGCGAGATAGCGGCGTCGGTTTCTGGAGTCGTCCCGAGCAGAGTCACGCCGCCCTCCCCTTGAACAGCGCCCGCGCGACAGCGGCGTGGTGGGCGGCCTGGGGCACGATGGCGGCTCCGTTTTCATGGGCGGCTCGGCCCAACCGCGCCTGGACCGTCTCAGGGTCGTGCAGCCGACCAGCGGCAGCCGCGGTCGCGTCGATCAGCGCGAGCGAGAGGTCAGGGCGGAGTTGGTCGATGCAGCCATCGAGGACAGCCTGCACCGCCTCTCGGGCGCGCCCTTCCAGCTCGATATCGCGGGCGCGCCGCGCCTCCTTCGTGCGCCCACGGTCGATATGCTCCTTGACGCGGAAGCCTCGGCCATAGGGATTGCTGATCGGACGGCTCACGCGGCATGCCTCTCAGCTAGGGCGCGGGCGCTATCCATCGGCCACACCAGGGGCAGGCAGACGAACACGTTGCCCTGTACGCCCCGGCGCTCGGAGAGCGCGCAGAAACCGCCCTGCTCCATCGCCATGGCGACGTGGTCATCGTCTTGGGCGAACTTCGGGGTCGATGGATCGCGGTTGGTTAGCTCGCTCGCGGTATGGGCGAGCCCACGGACTCGCTCGACATATGAAAGGCTGCAGTCGAGGTGGCACGCGATGGTGCGTGACGAGACGCCCTGAGCGGCCATGGCCTCGATCTTGGGCTGCAGGTTGCGGCGACTGCGGCGCCGGGTGCTGCTCATGCCGCATGCCTCCGATTAGCCCGGATGAGCTCGTTGACGCGGCCCTTCGCGGTGGCGGCAGGCTGGCTCGCTGACGTGGCCATTGCGCGATGAGCAGGGCAGTAGCGCTGGTCCTCGTCCTTGGGCTCGCAGCAGGAATGCTGGATTTCGGCGCCAGCAACATCAACAGGCCAGTGACAGCCGCGACCACGCTCAGTCCAGGGCCTTGGGGTCGAGCCTGGGAGGGGTTTCCAGGCCAGTGACGAGACAACGACCAGCGGCGCTCGCTGCACTGGCGCTTCGTGAACAGCGCCATTGTCAGAGATGATCGGCGGCGCTTTGGCGGCCTCTCCGAACTTGCGGGCGCCGAAGTTCAAGCCGGCATTTTGCCCGCGGACCTTTTTCACCGGCGGCGCTTTCAAAAGCGTCGACTGCACTGGCCGCGCCTTCGGCGTTGAGGGGTTCGCTCGCCCCGGAAGGCCAAGCCGGTGCGCCTTTCCGATGACGGCGCTGCGCGTAACGTCGCCGCCGAGTTTTCGCACAATTTCCGACGCCGACAGCCCGCCAGCCCAATGTTGCCTAAGCGCATCCACGCGTTCGTCAGTCCATCCGCTCATGCGAAGGCGCTCCCAAGTCTGCGCCACGCCGCGAGATCCGCGTTCGTGGCGGGGTCAATTCCGTTGAGGATGTCGAGGGTGCGCACCGGTCCGTACTGCCAATGCAGACGGTCAACCGTGCGATCGTCATAAACAGGCTTGGTCTTTGGCGGCTGTGGCGGAGCCTCAGCCTTCCGTCGCGGTGCAGCCCGTTTGTGCGGCGTGGCGCGTTCCAGAGCCCGCTGGACCATCCCGAAGCCGCAGCCCCAGGCCCAAGCCAACTCCGTCGCGGTGCAGCCCGTTTGTGCGGCGATCTTCCGGATCGCGGCTCGGCGAGCGACTTCGAACTCGTGGCCACGCTTCGACCCGAGCAGGTCGGCTAGATCGACATGCCGCCGCCGCGCCACCCGGGCGGCGATGCGTTCGACGTCACGGCGCAACTGCCGGCGACGATCTGTGACAGGAGTGCTCATGCGGCCCTCCGAAGGATGGTGGCGGTCGGCACGAGGTCGTAGACCCGCAGCCAGCGGGTGATGGTGGCCTCGACGTCCTCGACGGAGCGGCAGACCACATAAGCGCAGCCGATGGCCTGCACGCGGTCACGGAACTTGATCTGGTCGTCAGAGAGGCCCTTACCGCCCTTCGGCTTCTTCAGCTCGATGAATGCGATCTGCTTGTCGGGCATGATGAAGATCAGGTCGGGGACACCAGCCAGAGCCCCCATGGCCTTGAGTTTCCCGCCTTCCGGAGAATAGGTGACGACACTTCCGTCAGCCTTCGTGCGGGTTTTCTGGGTCCGCTTTTCGCCGTTAGGTGTGTGCCACCAGGGCAGATGCGCCGGCCACGCGCGACGCAGGTAGCCGGCCACCGTGAGGTGGATGCTGGTTTCGCTCGGAGAACTGCGTCGGATGACCGGCTTACGCATCTACGCGGCCGCCGGTTGCTGGTCGGCGTCGCCGCCGGTCTTCATGAAGCCGGAGCGCTTCAGCTTGCGGACCTTCTCGTCGAGAACTTCTTCCTGGTCGGGTTCGTCGGAGCCGGCGAGGTCAGCGGTTTCGGTCGCCTCGGGGGTGGCCTGGCGCTGACGCAGTTCCTGGCCGGCAATGAAGTCGGCCTGGGTCAGCTCCTGCCCCTTCTCGGCAGCGCGGAAAACGGTCTGATGGAAGCGCGGCGGGCAGCCGTCCGGAATGACGTTGAGCTTGCCCTCACGGCCGAGCAAGAAGCCCTGGGCTTCCCAGAACCGTTCTTCCTTGGCCTCCTCCGGCATCTTGGCGGTCTGCTCGTTGTCGAACAGGTCGGCTTGAAGGCCGTAGACCGGCAGGCCCAGGGCCTCGCGGTCGCGCGCTCGCCGGTTCTCCTCCTCGAGGAGGTTACGCAGGCGCGTCGAGCTGTCTTCCAGCAAGGTCGTCAGGTACTTGCGGGTATAGCCCTTCCCAAGGTCGGCCTTGGCCTCGTTGATGAGGGCCGTGAACTCTTCCTGGGCCTCCTTCACCGGCGCCTTCAGTTCCTCGACCTCGGCACGCTTGGCCCGAAGCTTCGACATGTGGTGCGTGAGGAGCTGGCGATGCTCCTCCGGCTTCAGTGCGCCGCGGACCCGCGGCATTTCGTCGGCTTGGGCCATCAGGCCCTCCTTCGCATCTGGCCGGACATCACCGCCCCGGCCGGGTGGCGGTTCAGCCCGCGTCGCGGTTGATGAGGTGACCGACCTGCCGAAGCTCGTCCTCGGCGTTACGGTGGAACTTCGCGAGCGCATCCCGCTCGTTGGGCGTCAGTTCGCCGTCCTGCGTGGCGAGACGGATCTGGCCCATCATCAGGGCAGTGGCTTCGACCGCCTCGCAGGCTTCATCGCGAAGGCTCGCGGCGGCCACAACGGCTTGGTGCTGCTCGAACAGCGCGCGCGAGTAGATCGGCTTGCCGCAGTAGGCCTCGAGGAACGCGATGACGTGCGCCGGCATGTAGGCGTCGACATTCGGGTTCTGGTAGTTCGAGAGGCTCGAGCGACCGACCGGGCAATCGCCGGCCGCGGCCTCGTCGATCCCCCCGCATTCCTGGATCAGCGCGCGGGCCCAGCGGGCATGCTCACGAGGCGTCATGGACCGCCCTCCCCTTTGTCCAGATGACCGGCTTGGCCGTAGCGGCGATGGTCCACGCCGAAAGGAGCGGCCCATGGACAGGCTCACCAACGCCCTGATCACGGCGGCAGCGCTTGCGGGCCGCTATCGCAGCGACGCACGAATCCACCCGGATCGAGCGGCCGGCTGGGAGCGAATGGCGGACCGTTGGAGCGCGGTAGCAGCTCGGCTCTCGAGCGACCTGGCCCGCGCCGCGCAACAGCGCGAAGGGGCGACGCCCCGCAGTTGCTCGACCGATGGCCGACGCTGAATGGGTGGCGCCGACGGCCATGGCTGGACCGCCGGCGCCGCAGCGAGCACGCAGGAGGTACGCACCTGCGTCCTGGGGAAGGCTACGCTCGCTGGAGAGGTGTTGTCGGCTCGACAGGAGATCGGAGGCGCGCAATGGTTGCGCTTGATGGAACCGTCCCTTCCCTCCTTCGGCGCGGTCGCAAAGATTTTCACTTGGGTCGCGGACCTGTTCGCGATGCCGGGCCGCGTGAAGTTGCTTGCGGAAGCGACCAAATCCCAGACCGATCCACGCCCCATCTGCGTGAAATGCGGCGTGGGACGCGTCGCGTTCGACGCGACGGTTCGCAATCAGTCCAACAGGCAAATGTACGTCGGCAAGTGCACGGGCTGCAGCCAGTCGTGGTACACGTCGGCCGACGGGCGAACTCTCCACAATCCGGCTCACGACTGACACGTCCCGCCCTCCCGCAGAACGACGACAGCCTCGATCATCGGATCAAGGTCGAGCTCAATGGATGCAACGTCGGCGCCCGGCCGAGACTGGCCGATGACGATGGCAGCCCGCACCAGCGCGTTCAACGCGGCCAACCAGGGGCGCGGCGCATCGGTGTGTTCGTTGCCCACAGCCACGGTCAGGCGGCCTTCGTGTCGGGGTGGGCGTTGGCGGCCATCTCGCGGAGCTTTCCGCGCACCGCCTCGAAGCTCTTCAGCGTCGGCGACACCCGACCCGAACGCCACTTCCACCAGAGCGACGGGTGGACATTCGCGGCTTTGAGAACCGCTGTGGGGGCCACCCCAGCTTCCGTGCATTCGCGCTCAAGTTCAGAGATGAGGTCGGACATAAAGTGAAGGATGCCGCATTAATGCTGTCTTTACAAGCGCATTCATGCGGCTCCCTATGGAGGGGTGCGTGCCGCAAAGATGCGGCCGTCATGGAACCCGCTGAAATCATCCGCCGTTGGCTCACAACCACAGCTGCCGAACAGGGCATCACACCCGCCGCATGGGCCAAAAAGGCCGGCGTCGCCCCGTCGACAGTCCAGCGCGCCATAAAGCCGGACTACGAGTTCGTGACGACCAGCAGAACGCTTGCAAAGCTGGCCAGCGTTGCCGGCGTCGCGCCCCCGGCGCTCTCAGACTCGCCGAGCGCGACGCTGGCCCTGCCGGGCCGCCCCGACGCATCGGGCCTGCCCATAAGGCGCCGCGTCCAGGCTGGCGCCTGGCTGCAGGTCGATGACATCGGGCAGGTAGAGCCAAAGCGTTACCCCGCGAGCCGCGACCCCCGCTTCCCTGGCGCCCAGCAATGGCTTTCAGAAGTGGTAGGTGACTCGATGAACGCCCTCGACCGGCCCGGCCCAATTTTTGAGGGCGACCTGGTCCATGTGATCGACGTCATCGATAGCGGCTATCAACCCCGGCCCGGAGACGTCGTCGAGGCCGAGCGCGTTCGCTTTAGCGGCCGCGAGATTGAGGTCAGCCTGAAGCAGGTCGCCTTCAATGGCCGGAGCATTGAGCTTTGGCCGCGATCGAACAATCCCGCGTATCGCGAGCCTTTGGTTGTCAGCGGCGGCGAGGATGACGAGGACACGACCGTCCGGATCGCCGGGTTTGTCGTCTCCCAGATCCGGCGCTTCAGTAGCTTCTAACCTACTGACCTTTGGTGAAGTTGTTGCGAAGCAGGCATAGGACTACTCCCGGACCAGCCTGAGCCGACCCGGGAGGTCCAGCCTGGGGACTTCTGACCCTCGGAGCCAGCCGCCGCTTACAGGCCCACATCACCCGACGCCGAGGATGCGGTTGGTGGCGAGTTTCAGCGGCGCATCCGCTGCCGACCGGGGCTCCACCTTTCGGACTCCCCTCGGGCTAGGCCGGTTCCCACAGTTGCCTCGCACCCCGCGCCGCTGCCGTTAATCCGACCGGTTCATCGGGGCGCCTAAAGCTGGATTGTGCGCCACCGCGACGCCCTTTACGATCTGGACGTCTAGCAGACGGGAGCCGCGCAACCGGCTTCAGGAGGGGGCGGGCGCTGGAACCGCTCGCCCCTCGACGTTCTGACGAATCAGAACACCCGCAGAACATCCAGCTGTTCGCCGCACAGCGCAAGAATGCGTGTGCAGAATGTTTGCGGCGCTTGCCGCATTTATGCGTTGACGACGGTGCCGCATTTATGCTTTTTTCTCCTTATCGAAGGGGAGACGGACATGTCCGACACCACGAGCTTTTCGGTTGTAGGCGGCAAGGACGCGGAAGCGTTTGCGGCCGAGCTTCAGCGCCAGCGCGACGTCGATGCGTTCAAGGTCGCGGACTTCCAGCGCGAGGCTGCTCGCCGGCGCGGGGTTGGGTTCTCGGGCTCGGCGCCGCTGCGTCAGCCGAAGGTGCGCTCCGAGGAGGAGTTGCTGACCGCGGCGAAGGTCGCGTTCAACATCCGCAAGCGCTTCGCTGAGGCCTCGCGGGGCCGGTTCATCCAGGCGATTGCGAACCTCCAGAAGCCGGACGGGATGTACGCTTACGAGGCGGACATCGCCCGTAAGGCCTTCCATCGCTCCAACCAGTTCGATCCGAGCGGGCCGACCTTTCAGCATGAGATCGGCGTGGCGCTTGAGGCGCTGCACGCGATCCCTGGCGCTGACGCCGACGAAGCCCGGCTGGCCCTGGCTGAGCTGCTGATGCAGCCGGTGCGGGAGGCGGCTTAGATGCGACGCTACACCCACCACACCTGCGTGAGTTTCGGCGGCGACATACCGACCGCCGAGTTCGAGATTGAGGTCTCGTTCGCGATGCATTGGGGCCGGCCAGAGACGCCACCCAGCTACGCACACGGCGGCCTGCCCGCCGACCCTGACGAGATTGACGATATTCGTGTCGACAAGATCGATGGGCAAACCCGCCCCTGGGACCGCTTTGACGGCCACATGAGCGATGATGACCTGCAGGACCTAATCCTGGCGGAGATCGACGAGGCCGATCTTCATACCTCGGCCTTGGAGCAAGAGGCTGAGCGTTCACTCGACATCGACTACGAGCGCGACCGGCGCCGGGACGATGAATTGGTGGGGATGCTGTAGTGCGCCGCCCCTCGCCCTCCCCGCTGGTGCGTCTCGCCTTCGAGGCGGTGACGCTCCTGATCCTCGCCGCAGGCCTTCACCAGATCGTCTGGTGGATGGGCGCCGGCATCTACGCACTTCGCTGATCCTCAGACTCTAGGGAGGCCCGCCGTGGCCCAAGAACTCTTCACGATTCCGCGCCGGCCCGGTTGGTCTTGGCTTGGCGAGATCAAGGTAACGATCGAATGCGATCCGCTGGCGCCGCAGCCGATCAAGCTGGGGCTGGCGGCACGGGCGGCATTCGCCAGCGGAGCCCGCCTGGACGGAGCCCGCCTGGACGGAGCCCGCCTGGACGGAGCCCGCCTGGACGGAGCCCGCCTGGACGGAGCCCGCCTGGACGGTGCCAGCCTGGTCGGTGCCAGCCTGGTCGGTGCCCGCCTGGACGGTGCCCGCCTGGACGGAGCCCGCCTGGACGGAGCCCGCCTGGACGGAGCCCGCCTGGACGGAGCCCGCCTGGACGGAGCCCGCCTGGACGGTGCCAGCCTGGTCGGTGCCAGCCTGGTCGGTGCCCGC